CTCATCAGCAGCATTAAAATCGCATTGAGCGTCTGCCATAGCAAACATATTCAAACGAATCGGAGAGGCTTTAACCCACTCCTGAAACTCACCGTCAGATACTACCTCTGCAAAGTCAGGATGCTTTTGTTGAAGCATTTGCTGGGTCTGCATCTTCTTGAATTGAATTGCAGCTTCTTTTGCAGCCAGTACGTCAGGGTGAGATTCAACTGCCTTTAGAACCGCTGTTTTCGGATCCTCAAAAAAGTCAATCTCGGTTTCTTGTTTAGCAGGTGTTGGTGTCTTATTAACGAGTTGTTGCTTGATTAGATCGTCTGCTAGCTTACGAACCTCTCCAACCTCCTGAGCCTGCCTACCAATCAGCTTTTCAGCCTCCTGGTGCATCTTAATAATCTCATCAAGACTCTTGCCTGAGTATTTCTCAGGAATCTTGGGAGCTTCTTGCTCAGGTGCTACCTCTCGTTTAACTTCAGTAGCTTGTTGTTTTTGTTCTTCAGCCTCAAACTCACTAGGCTGCTCGGATTCTAGATCAACTATTGCCATACCTACCTCTTTCCTGCCGAATTAACGGTTCTAGGATATTTTTAGAATAGCACAGACCTTTAAAGGTTCTCTGTACCGTTTTGTTTGCGCTCAATGGCTAATTTCTCAGCCCTCTTACGCTCCCAAGCGTCATAAGCAGTAGGGTAGTCACCTGTAATACCCTCTAACTTAAACCTGGGTTTGGAGATGATTCGAGTAGCCTCTTGTGAGCAATGAACGCATTGCATTTCTCGGATGCTATCCTCTACTAACGCCTCCGATATGTGAGCTTGTTCACACATGAACTCAAAGATTCGTTTCATCTTGGAGCTCCTTGTAAACTTCCTCACACATTTCCTTCCGTCTAATAACCAGATTAAGAATATCTAACTGTCCTTGCCGGAAATACAAACTTTGTGTGTCCGTGACAGTAGATATGTCGTTTAAACTAGCTTTTAACTTCTGGAAATCCTCAATCAACATTGCCCACCCTTTGGTGGACATCATTGAAAATGTTTCTTCGTAGTAAACTTGCAGTTCTTTATCCATTAGGAGAACCTATGTATTAATAATAACGTAGCATACACTAAAAAGTGTACATTGTCAAGCCTTTTTTGCTTTATTTACCATTTGAAGAGCTGCAATACGCTCGTTTGAGGCAATATCAGCAGCTTTTAGGTTAACTTGCTTCTCTTTGAGCATCATGTCAGCCAGTTTCAAACGCTTTTCAAAGTCTCCGCCCTTGTCCAGGTTCGTAGAAGCAGCTTGAATGACGTCAACACGATGCTTTTCAGGGATCAATTGAGCTTCAATCATGGTCTTTTGAGCCTCTGCCTGCTCTTTAGCAGCCTTAGCAGAGGTTTCCTGCACCTGAGCCTGCGTAAGAGCCTGCTGAAGCTGCTGAGCCTGCATAGCAGCCTGCTGCGCTTGAGGGTTAGGTTGACTCATTTGGTCCAAAGCAGCCATTAGTTCTGCCCTGTTGGACAAGGAACTGTTAGCCAGGATACCTTTAAGGATGATCGGGAGCACCGGAGTGTCAGGACCAAGGGTTTGCAACAAACCAATGAACTGCTGTTGCTCATATTCTCGTGCCATGATACCTAATGTACCAGTCGGTACAAATTCCATGTCCACAGACGGGTAACGCTCAGGTGCAAACTGCATGTAACGGAAGGCAGCTTTCTTGATAAACGGAATCAAGAAGTCTTCCTGGAAGTTACTCAGAGTACGCTTGTACTTCTTAATAACTCCAGCCAACACCATGCTCATACCGCTAGCGCCAGCGTCCCGAGGAACGTTAGAAGGCATGCCAGAGGCGTCTACCGTACCGGTTGCTTGCAGCAGCATACGCTCGAAGTTCTGAGCAGCTTGAGCGTTGTTACCGTCAGTTTGACCGAACTTAAAGGGAAATAGGATCTCAGACGGGTTACCATTGGTCAAAATAGCCTTACCAGGACGAACCTCAAACTTAGCCCCACGAGGCAAGCGAGTAGCATCCATGGCAATCATAGGAGCCGTGGTGAGAGCCATAGAGTCCAACTGAGCGCGATACTGGCTGTCAATAGCCTTCTGCATGTTAAACGCCTTCTCAGCCGTGCCACGACCCCAGAAGCGACCAGGAACCGTATCGTCTTGGTAAGCCACCACAGGACGATCCTTCATCATGTAGGGATTCGCTTCAGCCTTAAGAAGAACGCTACCGTTAGCGATAACCACAATGGCTTCCACCAAGTTAGCATAGTCCTCAGCTTCAGAACCTTCAGGGAACAACTCTTCGTATTCCTCATCCTCTGCTTCATTCAGATACTCACGGGGAACCAAACCATAGTAGGTCAACAAAGTAACCTTATCATCTTGGTATTGAGAATCTTCTTGAGTGGGTTCCAGCTCAGAATTGGTGTAAGACGTACCAATGTCAACCTTCTTGTAAACCCCATTCTCCATGTTCTGCACCACCTTGTGCAGGGAGACATACTTTTCAATAGCCACACCCAACGCATCTTCGATGCTGTCAGCATTGGGGTCAATCAAGAAGTTCTTAGGGTTAACAGGCTTCAGAGGAACGCTGATTCGGTTGTATTCTTCCACACCAATGGCAGCAGTACCAGCCACGCCAGGGATAGGCTTAGTAGCAGGACGGAAAGCAGTTACTTCCTTAACCAGGATCTCACCAATGCCTGTACCATAGATCTCAGCCATCAGTTCGATAGCATCCACAGCCTTGATTATCTTGTCTTGTTTGAAGTCTTCGTTAAGCTTTGCTTTGATTTCTTCCACATCCAGAGGATTACCGTTGACATCCATGATGTCGTCTTTGATGTCAAAGAACTCACCTTGACCAAAGATAGCTTCCATGACTTCAGCGTGGCGAGTCTCGATAGCTTGCTGAGTAGCAGGAGAGATAATACGGCTACGCTCAGACTCACGTTGCTTATCCTCAGCAGCCCACTGACCACGGAAGATACGCTCGTACTCCTCCCAACCACCCATGTAGTTAGCATCACGGTGATCACGCCACCGTTCAGTGTGGTCTACAATCCAAGAGGTTAGTTCTCTCTCAGCTTCTGTAGGTTCCTCGAAAGGACTGTCTTTACCGATTTCGTCCATATTCAACCTTTATTGAATTACCATTTAACTTTTGAGGCCCACCAAGCTGCTGACATCTTACCTTTGGCAATATTCTTAGCATGACGAGCTTTAAAGGAATCATTACGAGCTGAACCTTCAGGAGAGCCTGAGACACCCTGCTGTCCAAACCTAATTGTCTTAACTTGATCACCCTCTTTAGCCACTACTACGTGACTCTTAGTTGGGTGATTAGGTGTACGCTTAGGCTTGTTATAACCACTGACACCAGCTCTTTCAAGTCTAGAATCTTTCATAGTATTACTTATTCTTTGTAGGTTTCTTTGGTTTAGCTGTCTTAGCAGCCTCAATAAAGTCCATCTTAGACGGAGCAGCTTTAGAGCCTACCTTGTTCATCTTTTCACCTGAACCTGCAGCTATACGCTTACGTTTAGCTTGGATGTTCGCATAGAGTCCCATTTTAGCCATCTTGTTAATCCTTGTTTAGTAACCTGAGATAGGGTCTAAGACCTCATACTCATCTTCTTCGTAGTCTTGGTTGTAGTTAGCTATAGCAAGTTGATCAATGTAACTTAGAGCATCTACCAAGTCATCATGTACACCTGCTGTAGGGAACATAATCAATTGATCTCTGAACTCACTCCAGTCCTCTTGGTCATTGAAGGTAATCCTTCCATGTTCCATCCTACCTTGTAAGCTCCAGACAACCCTATCAGTCTTCTTCTTATTACCGTGAGTTAAGTCTTGAATGTGAGCGTAGATGTTATTCTTTCTCATCAAGTCATTCAGGTAAGGAAGTACAGCATTCTTCAATGCTCCTCTCTCAATACCTATGCTTGTAGGTTGATAGTCTCTAATAACCTTCAAGATGTTCACAGCTGTCTCTCTGATGTCCCACCTACCGTGCTGTATCTTATGTACCCACCAGTTACCGTTATCTTCTAACTTAACAACTGCAATAGCTGTCTCATCTAGTCTCTTCTTAGATGCACCAGCATTCTTACCAACCTCTTCAAAACCTGCTAAGTCAATCGCTACAATGTAACTACCGTACTGAGGTTCTTCAGCTAACTTAAACCATTCCTCTTTGAAGACATCAGCACCTGAGGTATCGAAGCTAGACAAATATTCCTGCTTAAATGCAAAGGAACTCAATGTACGCTTTGCAGCCTCAATCTCCTTAGGATCAATTGTCTCATTGTCTTGAGTGGTGAAGTGCCATGACTTCCACTCTTCATCTTGCTCATCTTGACCTAGGTTAAAAACATCATAAAACCAGTTACGTCCTGAAGGAGTGCTAATGAAGACAGCTCTACCCTTCTTATCTGACAGTGAAGCTCGAATGATCTTCTGCCATACATCTTCCTTAATAAAGGCACATTCGTCCATTACTACGTAAATTAAGGAAACACCTCGCAGAGAATCGGGATTATCAGCTCCACGTACAAGGATTTTCTTACCATTGATAAGAGTAATCTCTAAGTTATTCACATGGCTAGACTTAGATCGGAAGAGCGGCGTGTAGGGGAAGAGTGAAGGACTAGGAGGTCGCGGGGTCCGTAAAACAAACATAGCAAAGAAAGAACGAAAATACCATCGAAATCAAGGGA